CTAAGGAAGAATCAGAAAGCTTTGTAGAGCAGACTACCAAATCAGAACAACCTGAACATGACTACAAAAAGAGGTATGATGATTTAAAAAAGCATTATGATGCTAAAATACAAGAGTTTAAAGGTAAAGAACAAGAACTTTTAGACTTGGCAAAGCAAGCATCAGGAGGCGGTACTAAGTATATACCACCTAAAACGCCTGAAGAATTAACACAATTCAAAGAGCAATATCCTGATGTATATAATGTTATTGAGACTGTGGCTCATTCTCAAGCTGAGAATAAAACCAAAGCTCTGCAAGATGAAATTAAGGATTTACAAGGAGACCGACAACGCCTAACTAAAGAAAAGGCAGAACAGGAACTTCTTAGACTACATCCTGATTTTATAGAAATTAAAGCAGATACAGATTTTATTACTTGGTTAGATGAACAACCACCTTCCATAGCAGATGGTGTTACTAAAAATAATACTGACGCTAAATGGGCTGCTAGAGTTTTAGATTTATACAAAGCCGATAAAGGTATTTCTCGTACATCAAAAAAGCAAGCCACTAATACTGCTGCTGACTTTGTTCCTACTAAAAAGAAGTCGGAACCAGCCAAAGGCAAGAAAGAGTGGAGTGCTGAGGAAATCAGACGGATGAAACCTCACGAATTTGAAAAGTACGAAAAGGAAATCGACTTAGCAAGAAGAGAGGGCAGAATCCGTTAATTTATTAACTTTAACTAGAAAGGGATTCGATTATGGCTATCTCAACCGCAGCAGGATATACCAACCTGCCTTCAGGTAATTTCTTACCTGAAATTTATAGTCAAAAAGTTCTTAAATTCTTCCGTAAAGCTTCAGTTGTTGAGGATATTACCAACACTGACTATTTCGGAGAAATTGAAAATTTTGGCGACACTGTTAGAATCATAAAAGAACCTACAATTACAGTTCAAGCCTATACAAGAGGTTCCTCTGTAAATACTCAAGACTTAGCTGACGATGAAATACAATTAACAGTCGACAAAGCTAATGCATTTGCTTTTAAAGTAGATGATATTGAGGAAAGACAAGGGCACATCAATTTTGAAACTTTAGCTACATCAGCAGGTGCTTACACACTTAAAGACACCTATGATGCAGAGGTTCTTTCTAACATTAACTCACAAGTCACATCAACAAATACGTATGGTGCTGACCACGCAACTAACTCAATAGATACTGGTTTTGACACTAGTGAAGTTGACCCTGTAAACGTACTTGCAAGACTAGGAAGACTCCTAGACGACCAAAACGTTCCTACAGACAACAGATGGGCAGTAGCTGCTCCAAGATTCTTTGAAGAGCTACAGCAAACTAGTTCTAAACTACTTGATGCTAACTTCCTACAGGAAGGTAATGCTTCACAGATTAGAAATGGTTTAGTTGTTCCTCAATTAGTAAATGGCTTTAGACTTTATAAGTCTAACAATATGCCATCTGCTTCTACTTCAGACGTGCATATCGTTTTAGCTGGGCATCAAGGTGCTTGTGCTACTGCGTCACAAATTGCAAAAACAGAAGTAGTGAGAGACACTGAATCTTTTGCAGATATCGTTCGTGGTCTTCATGTCTATGGTAGGAAAGTTCTTAGAACTGAATCCTTAGCAAAAGCCTTCGTTAAATTAGATTAAAGGGGAAGATAAATGGCTACATTAACACAAACAGGAGCTGGCACAGGACAAGGTCACGTGTCATCCAATACTGTACCTAAGGTATACGTACAATCAACTGTTATTGATGGCACATCTACTGCTTTAACTAGTGGAGATGTCTATCAAGCAATAAACGTACCAGCTAACTCAATAGTAATGAGTGCAGGCATTGATGTTATCACTGCAGGTACTGGAACTGGTACTTTGGCATTAGGCGATGGCACAGTAACTTACGTTGCTGCTGCTACTCAATCTGCAGGTCAAATGACTTCAGGTGATGCTCTTGCTGAACTCGCTGTTACTTATGAAGCAGCAGATACACTAGATGTAACTGTTGCTACTGCTAATGTTAACTCTAAGGTCCGAGTATGGGCTCTTATTGCTGACATTGACGGCTTAGGTGACACAGAGTCTGGCGATACATATGCCTAGATAATGTCTTTGGTGGGGGGTATTAAGTACCCCCTGCCTTTTACACAAGGAAAAATTATGAAGAATTTATTTTTAGTTTTTATAGTTTCTGTTTTTCTAGTAGGATGCGGTAGTTCAAGAATTATGTTGAACGCTGATATTCCAGAATCACAAGCTATAACAATAGAAATTTCTACTCAAGACAACGAAACAGCAGAGTAGTGATTAAAACAGTAGGAATAGAATTACTTAAATTAAGCCTATGTATTTTCATGGTGCTTTTTTTATATTTAGGAATAGCTTCTTTTAAGCTACAGGAATATACAATTTTTCTAACCCTACTACCTATTAACGTTGCGATAGGGTGGTTTATATACCATAGATTAAAACATGGCTGAGTCAACTTTTATCTCAGCAGGAGCAACACCAGGAAATACAAGCAGGACAGATGTATATACTTGTCCTAGCAATTTTAAAGGGATTGTAAGATTTATAAATGTAGGAAATGCAAACGCATCAGCTAAAACAGCTAAATTAGAATGGTTTGATTCTTCAGCTAGTACGCATTTTCCAATAACAGGGTCTAAGTCAATAGACGGAGAAAGTTTTTTAAGTCTAACAGATATGTTTCTAGTATTAGAAGCAGGTGACAAAGTAACAGTCACAGCAGGAACAGCAAGCACAGTAACAGCAATAGCAGGTGTAGAGCTAATATACAATCCTTTAACAACATAGGCAAAACATGGCTACATTTCTTACACTAGTAAATAACGTATTAACAGAATTAAATGAACCTACATTAGCTACATCCGCAGATTTAACTTCTGCATCAGCTACAGTAGGAATACAGACATCAGTAAAAGAAAATGTAAATAAATCTATAAGAGACATATCAACATCAGAGGTAGAATGGTCTTATTTATATGCTTCAGGTTCACAGGCTTTAACAGCAGGAATACAAGAGTATAATGCCCCATCAGATGCGTCTACAATAGATTGGGATAGTTTTATTTTAATACCTACAGAATTAACAACTAATGGTGAGTTTACAACAAATATAAATAATTGGACTGCATCTAATTCAGGCACTGGTAGTGCTAGTTATGCTTCAGGAGCACTATCTTTAGCAGCAGGTTCTGGTACTAGTGCTGTACATCAAGAGCTTTCTCTTACTAGAGGTAGAACGTATATGGTTTCATTTGCTATGAAAAACGCTACTACTTCAGGCACAGCAATAAGTCCTAGCCTAGCAGTTTCAATAGGAACTAGTGCTTTAGCTACAGATATATCTACAGGTACATATACTTCTGCAGGAGGATCAAATGATGAAGGTGATCTTAGTTATCACAATTTTACATTTGAAGCTTCTGCTACATCACATTTTATAACAATTAAAAACGAAACTGCATCATCTACAGTTCTTATAGATAATGTAAGCGTAAAAGAAGATTTTCATCCTTGCCAATTAAGGTATTTAAATGAGGATGAGTGGAAAGATAGAATAGTTGGAACAGATAAAGATCAAAACCCTGACCATTATGCAGAACCAAAGTTTGTATATAGAACTGTTGCTTCTAGCACAGTCCTTACATTTGGAGTTTCGCCTGTACCAGATAAAAGCTCTTATACTGTGGAGTTTGATTATTATACTTCCCCAACAGATTTATCTGCGTCAAGTGATACGCCTAGTATACCGACTCGTTACCACGATCTAATAGTAAAAAGAGCTGTTTATTATACACTACTTACTAGGTCTGATCCGCAGTTAGCTCAAGTATACTTACAGGAATATAGTTTTGGATTACAAAGAATGAGAACAGATTTAATAAATCGTAAAAACTACATGTTTGCAGTCTAATGGCAGATATGTTGCGACCATATGTAGTAGACTTAGTAGGAGGTCTTGTATTAAACAAGTCCATGTTTGAAATGCAACCAGGAGAAGCTTTAGAATTGACAAACTTTGAACCAGATATAGGCGGTGGTTACAGAAGAATAAATGGTTTTGCTAAATTTAATAGTAACGAAATAACTTCAGGGACTACTTCAGGTGCTATACTTATGTCTGCTATCTACAAAGATTTAGTTGTAGCTGCTAGAGGTACAGAAGTATTTAAACTAGGTTCAACTGGTTCAGTAACACAAATTGATACAGGCAGAACAAGTGCAGGTAGATATGATTTTGATACCTTTAATATAGATGGTACAGAAAGAATAATATGGGCAGATGGAGCTAATAATGCTTCTCATTATGATAACAGTTCAGTTACAGATGTAAATGCAACTGGTGCTCCTGCTAATCCTAAATTTGTAAAAATATTTAAAAACCATGCTTTCTACGCAGGCATGTCTGCATCACCACAAAAATTAATATTCTCTGCTCCTTACAATGTAAATGATTTTACTCCTGCAAATGGTGCAGGGTCTGTTTCTGTAAGTAGCAATATAGTAGGTCTTAGAGTATTTAGAGAACAGCTTTATGTATTTTGTGAAAGTGCAATATTTAGAATAGTAGGTAATAGTCAAGCAGATTTTCAAATGCAACCAGTAACAACTAATGTAGGTTGCGTTGCTCCACAAAGTATACAAGAAGTAGGAGGTGATATTATTTTCCTATCTGCAGATGGTTTAAGAACAGTTGCAGGTACAGAAAAAATTGGTGATGTAGAATTAGGAGTGATATCTAGACCAGTACAAAGAAAATTTACAGAACTAAATTATAACACTGTAGCAGATACAATTACCTCTGTAGTTATAAGAGCAAAAACACAATATAGAATTTTCTTTTCTGACCAAGCAGATGAAGCAGACAGTAAAGGTGTTATAGCTGTATGGCGAGGAGACAGATGGGAGTTTTCAGAAATAAAAGGTATAAAACCTAATTGTGCTGATAGTGGTTATATATCTAATGTAGAAACTGTAGTGCATGGTGGGTATGATGGATTTATATATAAACAAGAAACAGGAAGCACATTTACCAATGCTGGTAATTCTACAATAACAATAAAAGGAAGATATAAATCAGCACACTGGACTATGGGAGACCCAGGTATTAGAAAAAGATTTCACAGAGCAATATTAAATTATAGACCAGAAGGATCATTAGATACTAATTTAGGTTTAGAATACGATTATGGTTCTGACGATGTTTTAAACCCAAACAGTATATCGATAACAGGAGCACAAGAAGGTTCTGCTATCTATGGTAGTTCTGTTTATGGAACAGCAGTATATGGAGGAGCAGAGTTTGTATTAGTAAGACAGCCTATTGTAGGTTCTGGTTTTGCAGTAGCGTTACAATTTACAGATTCAGCCACCGAAACATGTAATCCATACTCATTAAAAGGGTTTAGTTTAGAATTTGCAGCAGCAGGTAGGAGATAATAATGGCAGGTTATTCAGCAAGACAATCGAGTTTTACTACAGGAGATACAATAACAGCAGCTCATAGTAATAATGAGTTTAACCAAATATTGGCAGCTTTTCATGTATCTACTGGGCATACTCATGATGGTAGTACCGCAGGAGATGGTGGACCCCTTTCAACACTATTCAGTAATACTATCAGCATGGGTACAGGTGCAGACACAGATGTAGCAGTTACATTTAACGCTAATTCAAATGATGGTGTTATTACTTGGATGGAAGACGAAGACTATTTTCAGTTTTCTGACGACATATTGTTAAGCACTACAGAAAAAGTACAGTTTAGAGATACTGCAATATACATTAATTCATCTACTGATGGGCAATTAGATTTAGTTGCTGATACAGAAATACAGATAGCTGCCACTACTGTAGATATAAACGGCAACGTAGATATATCAGGTTCACTTACTTTAGGCGGAACTACAATAACTTCTACAGGTGCAGAGTTAAACATACTTGATGGTGTTACAGCAACAGCTACAGAACTTAATATACTTGATGGTGTAACTGCAACAACTTCAGAACTTAATATATTAGATGGTGTAACTGCAACAGCTTCTGAACTTAATATATTAGATGGTGTAACTGCAACAGCTTCTGAACTAAATATACTTGATGGTGTAACATCATCTGCAACAGAATTAAATTTACTTGATGGTTCTACAGCAGGAACAGTTGTAGCATCAAAAGCAGTTGTAGTAGACTCAAACAAAGATTTAACTGGTATGAGAAACTTAACTATTGCAGGTGATCTTACCATATCTGGTGATGATCTGTTTATGGGAACAAACACATCAGGACATCTTCTTATAGCTGATGGAACTAATTTTAATCCTACAGCAGTAGGGGATTTATCTGAAATATCAAGTGTTGCAAATGATGATGTTTTATTAGCTGTAGATACTTCTGGTGGTGGTCTTAAAAAAATAACAAGAAGCACATTAGTATCAGGTCTTGCTACATCCTCTGGTATATCTAATATTGTAGAAGACACAAGTCCACAACTGGGTGGAGATTTAGATGTAAATGGTAATGGTCTAGTTTCTACATCTAATGGTAATATAACACTTACACCAAATGGTTCTGGTGTTGTAAGAATAGATGGTTCTAATGGTATTGATATGCAATCAGGTGCCATATCAATTAAAAACTCTGGAACACAATCATATGTAAGATTTTATTGTGAATCTAGTAATGCACATTATGCACAGTTACAGGCTCCTGCGCATGCTGATTTTGGCGGTAATATAACTTTAACTTTACCTGCTACAACAGATACTTTAGTAGGCAAAACTACTACAGATACATTAACAAACAAAACTCTTACAAGTGCTGTTTTAAATACAGGTGTTTCAGGCACTGCGGTATTAGACGAAGACAATATGGCTTCTAATTCTGCTACTCAATTAGCAACACAACAATCTATTAAAGCTTATGTAGATACTCAAATTACTGCAGAAGATTTAGATATTACTACTGACAGTGGCACTATAGCTATTGATTTAGATTCTGAAACTTTAACTGTAGCAGGTGGTACAGGTTTATCTTCTAGTGCTACTTCTAATACAGTAACTCTAGCTATAGACAGCACTGTAACTACATTGACAGGATCACAAACATTAACTAATAAAACTTTAACTAGTCCTGTTATAGATACAGGGGTTTCAGGAACAGCTATAGCTGATGAAGATAATATGTCTTCTGATTCAGCAACTAAACTAGCTACCCAACAGTCTATTAAAGCCTATGTAGATTCTTCTGTAGGAGCTACTACTTTTGTTTTAGAAGATGGTGATGGTACAGAAGTAAGCATAGCAAATGGTAAAGAAGTAAAATTTGTAGAAGGTGGCGGTATAGATATTGACTGGACTGATACAGATAATGGTACAGATGGTGATCCCTACGATCTTACATTTTCTATAGACAGCACAGTAGCTACACTTACAGGTTCACAAACATTAACAAATAAAACACTTACAAGTCCAGTTTTAAACACTGGCGTTTCTGGCACTGCTGTTTTAGATGAGGATGATTTAAGTTCTGATTCAGCAACAAAACTAGCTACTCAACAATCTATTAAAGCTTATGTAGATGCTTCAGGTGGTGGCGGAGAAATTGACCTTGTAGCTGATGGTGCCATAGCTGCTCAAAAACCAGTAGTATTAACTAGTGCAGGAAAAGCACAACAAGTTGCGGAAACAACAACAGCAGCTTCTACTTTAACACTTAAACAAATAACAGACATGGATGGTTCGGACACAGCTACAGATTATGTTGCAACAACATATGAAGCTAGTTCTGAAAGATTTGTAATGTTCTATAGAGATACCTCAAACAGTAATTATCCAACATTAGTAGCAGGCTCTTGGTCAAGCGGTACTGTAACATGGGGTACTCCTTTAGCTATAGAATCAACTGCTCTAGCCCAAGAACCTTCTATAGATTCAGGCGATGGGTATGTAATCACTCATTATGATATTGGTACTGGAAAAATGAGAATTTATTCTATATCAGGCACAACATTTACACTTACAGCCAATGAAACAGTAACATCAGAAAATCCTGCAGGAAATAAAATAGCGTATGTACCATCTTCTGCATTTTCAGGCTCTCCTTATGATCCTGTTGGTGGTATAGCGTGTTTAGTATATTCTCATTCAGGTACAGGTTCAGAAGCAACTTATGTTAGAAGTTACCATGTAAGAACTTCAGACGGAACTGTTACTGGTGGTACCTCAGAAGAATCAATTCTTGCTACTAATGCTCATATGGATAGGGCAGATATGGTAGCTGATCCAGACAACGGAAAAGCTATTTATGCTACATTTGATGGCTCAGATGGCGATGTAGGTAAAGCAGTTGTTATAGGTTTTGGTGGTACAGCAAGTTCTCCTACAGACACTGTTGGAACATTTGTGGATTACTCAGGTTCAGATGATGCAGACTATACTTCTATTTGTTATGATACACAAAATAACAAAGTATTTGTTGCATGGAAAAATGATGATGGTTCTGACCCTCAAGTAAAAGGTGCTATAGGTACAGTTACAGCAGGAACTAATGCTATTTCTTTTGCAGGAACAGCAACTATCTGGAATCCTTCTGGTTCTGGTAATCAGTTTGATGTTGCGTTTGACACAGATAACAATAAAATAGGATTTTTCTATAGAGATGATGATAATAGTGATATATTAACTTACAAAACCATAACACCTGGAGCTTCTTCATTTAGTGTAGCAACTGGCGCAACAATGAGTAATGGTGATATTTACTTACACTCTAATTCAGCAGCTTTTGGTTCAGGTAAAGGATTCTTAGTAGGTCTTAATGACAGAAGTGATTCAAACAAAGTAGCATATGCAACTGGTTTTTATGCTCAAACAACAACAACAAATTTAAACAATGGAAATTACTTAGGAGTAGCTAAAGCTTCTATATCAGATACAGCAACAGGCACTATAGTTTTACCTGGGGGTATAAGTGAGGGACACTCTTCTCTTACTGTAGGCAATCACCTCTTTACAAATGGTAATGGTGTTATAGGTTTAGTAGGTAATACTACAGGTGAGCAGTATGTAGGTAGAGCTATATCAGCAACCAAAATACAATTACTAGAAAACGAAGGGTATTTATATGGTACAGCAGAAGGTGCAGTAACAGCAGGTAAACCTGTAATAGTAGAAGCAGATGGAGATTTTGCTCAAGTTGCATCATCTGGAGTAACTGCTGGTGCAGGTCTTGGAAGTGCTGTACAAGTTATAAATGGAACTAATGTACGACCAAATCAAATAATAGACATTCCTGGCACTAATTGTGTTGTAATAAGTTTTATGGATGGTAGCACTAGTTCTTATCCTAGTTTAGTAGCAGGAACTATAGATGGAGAAAATAGAACTATTAGTAATATTGGTACTGTTGTAAATGTAGCTAGTGATGAATGTAGATACACAGCAGTAACGTATAATGAAGCTCAATCAAAATTAGTTTTGTTTTATTTAGATGGTGATAATGATTATATAAGAGCTCACCATGCTACTATTAATACATCTACTAATGCTATTTCAGCTACATCAACATATGGAGCCATATTTAGTGCAACAGATAGTTATGATATTAGGGCTATTTATGATCCTGATACAACAGACACTTTGCTTTTCTTTACTATTGCAAATAATAAAGTATATGTTAAAAACATTACATCAACAGGAACTGATCCTGCAGAAGATTATGGTGCAGAACTTACTGATGATGTTAAAATAAATAAAAGTATTGCTGTAGATTATGATACAAATGTTAACAAATATTTAATGGCATATGTAGACGATTCAGGAACTAATGATAAACTTGTAGGTTGTGTTGTAGTTGACTCTGGCACAGCTATAAGTTTTGGTACTCCTGCAGATTTAAGTAATACTAGTTATACAGTAGCAGGAGGTCAATGGTCTCAACACTCTGTTACTTTTTATCCTACTGATCCTGATGATACTACTATTAATAAATTTTTAGTAACATTCCATGACAATCAGAATAGTTACGATGTTAGGCGTACTGTAGTAACTTTAAGTGGCACTGATAATAATTTAACAGTAGCAGGAGCAGCTACACAAGTTAGTGGTTCTCCTACAAGTAGTAGTGGAGGTACTACTGCTGCCTATGATCCTCTTAGTAAAAAAATTAGATCATTCCATAAAGTAGGCGGTACTAGCACAGACTTGTATTCTTTTGATGCACAAATAGGAACAAACGATTCTGTAACAATAAGCGGTGCAAGAACAGACACTACAAGTAAAATACAAAGTTATCTTGCTCTTTCACCTAAGAAATTTATAGCAAGCACTGTAGATGCTTATGCTCCTCTTCCATTAGCAGGATATGTATCTAGTGACACAGACATGGATGCTTTTGTATTTAGAAATGCTCAAGCTGTTACTACTAACGTTACTGCAGAAAATTTTATAGGATTTGCTACTAAAACAGTGGCTGATAACGCTCAAGTAGAAGTAGCTACTTTTGGGCAAATAGATGCTCAACAAAGTGGGCTTACCGCAGGTCAACTTTTATACGTACAGAATGATGGAACTTTAGGTACAAGTGCCGATAGTCCATCTGTAACAGCAGGTAGAGCATTATCTGCTACAAAATTATTAATCTCAAGTTCATAAGGAGTATAGAAATGCAAACAATAGTAAGAAAAGATACCAATGTTAGTCTTTATTATCTAGCAGATAGTAAGACTGTTGATATTGGTTCTGATCAAACAACAATAAGCACTGGTGGTACACCTGAATTAATTATTGCAGATTGCAATTCAAGCAACGCAACATTACATCAAGGCGTAGATGCTAAAGCAGATTGGTGGGGGCATAAATATAAACATGATGGATCATCATGGTCTAATAATTCAGATTATGTTGGCGTAAACAGCCTCGCATCTGACATTAATGCCTCTGTAACAACTATTCCTGTTTTAAATTCAAATCCATTTACATCATCTGGCACTGTACAGATAAATGATGAAAAAATTACTTATACAGGTGTAGATGGAACAAACCTAACAGGTTGCACAAGAGGTGCTAATTCTACAACTGCTGCTAGTCATAACGATTACGATAAAGTAAAACAAATATAATAAGGAGGACACATGCCAACGAAACCAACAGTAGCTTCTGTAAACCAGAAGATTGAATCGCATGTTGACGCATGTGCTGACAGATATCTCCTGATAGAAAAACGTCTATCTAGAATAGAAACAATTATTATAGTGGCATCTGCAAGTAGTATAGGATTATTATTAAAATTAGTCATAGGATAAAAAATGGCAAAACAGACAGATATAGAACAACGATTACAGGCTTTAGAGGCTAGGCAAAACATGATTTACGGAGGTTCAATAAATTTGCCTACAAATTATGTCGATTCCACTACAGGTAAAACTATACCTCTACGCACTGTTCCTAGTATGGGTAGTACATATGGTTCAGGAAGCACACCAGCAGTAGATTTGGCAGATGCACAACAAAATGATCCTTTTGGAAGTGCAGCCGCAAACGCAGCTAATTCACAAGATAATTTTTCTAATTTAGTTAAGGCTCAAAATTTGACTGGAGGTACTACACCTACTTATGATCTTAGTGGTTTAGGTATGGGTAATTATGATTTTAGTCAAATACCTGGTTTAGCAAACGCACAAGAAATGACAAGATTACAAGCAGAAGCAGCAGCTAAAGCTAAGGCAGAAGCAGAAGCCAAAGCTAAAGCAGAAGCAGAAGCCAGAGCTAAGGCAGAAGCAGAAGCTAAAACTAAAGCAGAGGCAGAAGCTAAAGCTAAAGCAGAGGCAGAAGCTAAAGCAGCGGCAGAGTCTGCAGGAAAAGATGACAAAAAAGGCTCCACGGATATTTTTGAAAATCAAACTCAAGAAAATTTAAGAATAAGTCTAAGGGAGAAAGGACAAGCAGGACTTGCAGAAGGCAAAACTGAAGCAACTGTTGAAGACATCCTTTCTGCATTTGATCGTAATTTATATACCGATGAACAAATATATGATTTTTTAAGTGTTTCTGGAGCAAACGTAGAGGGAACATATTATAATAACGCTTTTAAAAAACTTCAAGCATCAATGGGTATTGGGGAATCAGGTAACAATGAATTTGGTATAAAAGGGTCTATAGCTGATGATGATGGAGACGAAAGTAAAGAAGACGAAACTAAAAACACAAGCCCTAGATGGGTAGAGATCAGTAGAGTAGATAATGGTGACGGAACTGAAACAGTATCTTTTCAAGACACAAATCCTAACTCGCCTACATATAATAATATAGTACCTCAAATACGTAAAAAGGGAGATGACGGAACTGAAACTGGTACTGGAGGTACAGGAGGTACAGGCGGTACTGGTGGTACTGGTGGTACTGGGGGTACAGGCGGACCAACTAACTATGGAGATGTACAAGCTCAGTTTGATCAAATGGCAGGTTTAACAGGAATAAACCCTG